TGAGGAGGCTGAGGCTGAGGAGCAGGCTGAGCAGGAGGCTGAGGAGCACCAGGCTGAGGAGGTTGAGGCGGAGGAGCAGGCTGAGGAGGTTGAGGCTGAGGAGCACCAGGCTGAGCACCAGGCTGAGGAGCAGGCTGAGGAGCAGGCTGAGCAGGAGGCTGAGGAGCACCAGGCTGAGGAGGTTGAGGCTGAGGAGCAGGCTGAGGAGGTTGAGGCTGAGGAGCACCAGGCTGAGCACCAGGCTGAGCACCAGGAGGAGGCTGGGCGGGCTGAGGCTGAGGCTGTTGTTGCTGTAGTATTTTGTTATCTATATCATTAATTATACCATTAAAATAGGAAAGATCAGTTGAATAATCTATTTGAGTATGTTTTTTTAAAGTTTGATTTATTTTACCTTTTAATTCATCAAATTTAGTATTAAAATCTGAGCCAGTCTGTAAATAAGTTTTTAAATTATTTTCCAATTGATTTAGTTTTGTATTATTATAATCTGAAAAATATTGATTGATTGTGTGTGTATATGTTTTCTGTTTAATTTTTAAGTCTTTTTTATAATCTGTTAATTTAGTTTCATCATTTTCTGAAGCAACCTTATTGTTAATATCCAAAAGATAATCATTTATTTTTTTTGTTTCAGTTTCTATTTTACTATCTAGATCTTTATAAAAATTAATTACAAAAATTATCTTTTTTATTTCAGTTAATAATTTGTGGCTTGAATGATAACTTCTTTGTTTATCTATAAATCTACTGAGAAGCACGTCAAGAGTGGCATTACTTTGAGAAGAGACATTAACTTTAAGAGATTCTATTTTGTATACGATTTTAATAATATCTGAATTTATACGTTTTTTATCCGAATAAAATTCGTTAATTATTACTTTGTAATCGACTGGGCGATCAGCTACATAATCATCTATGACAGATGAATATGTAAAATCTTTATAAAAATTAGCGTTTTTTTCATCCAATTTATCTTTATACTCATTTTCATCAAAATTCATTATATCTAATTTATTTACCAATTCATTTAAATTATATTGTTTACTAATCATTTTAAAATCATTTTTTAACAATGTAATAATTTTACTAAGATGAATAACATTTTTTAAATCATCTATATTTTCATATATGAATTCTTTATCATTTAATTCTTTAATTTCATTATTTAATAAATCTATTTGTGCTTTTAATTCATCTTTTAATTTTGTGTCATTTTTTACAACATTTATAGAATGTTTAATATCAGTGATATTAAACATTTTTACACTTGGTGTATTTACACCTGGTATATTTTTTGGAGTAACTGAATAAAAATGATTTCCTCCATATATTATATAAATTGTCTTACTAATGTCGGAATTACCATTAAAAAATCTTATTTTCTTATTTTCTAGATTAGTTATTTTAAAATCATCCTTTAAATGAAACGATGTTTCATTCTTAAAATCAAATGATTTAAATTTTTTCTCCTTTGCTAATTCATTAAGTAAAGGATCATCATTTATATTAAGTGAAGGATCACCATTTATATCAATTACACAAATATTTAAATTCTTAATTTTACCATAAATTAATAGATGGTTTATATCTAAATATGGTATTCTTTTGATAACTGAACCATCTGAATTTGTAATATCTTCTAATTTATTAAGCTTAATACTAGTATCACCAGCTAAATCATTTTTTGATATATCACCACCATCAAAATAATAATAAAAAGTTTTACTATCTCCTTTATAGTCCTGAAGATCTTTTCTAATTTGAATATACATATCATGATATGTTGATAGCAATTGTATTACAGTTGGTTTATTTTGTTCAATTGTAGTATCTGGTGATGTGTTATTATATTCAATGTTGTCCATTTTTACTGTATCATTATTATATCTATCCATTTCATAAAAATCGAATAATTCATTAAAATGATAATCTATCGGCGGTATGGTACTATCTGTATTGTATTGTGTATATTTAAAATCATCATAATTTACTTTGTCATCTTGAAATATTTCACTATAAATATGTTTGTTTTTATTATTGAAATATTCTCCACATAATAGAGCTTCTATTCCACAATCTCCTAATCCACGAACATTATATATATCAAATTCTATATTTGGATTGTTGAAAATATTAAACATTAAATTGTCGTTTTTTACATGATATTTATATTTAACAATATTAGATAAATTTTTTAGTTTATCAGTAGTATTTAAACCATAAATTTCATCTATTTCATCTTTTGTTATATCATGCGTGTTAGATAAAAGATTGATACATTTAGATAATATATCAACATAATTTGATATTTCTCTTATTTTCTTACCATCACCTCCAGAAACTCCAGAATCATCAACGTCCGAATCATCGTCAGCTTCTGTAGTTTCAGATGTTGATGTTTTATCATCATCATTATCATTTGTAATAGGCTCTTTTGGATCATATCTTTTTCCAGTTATAAAATTCTTTATAATAGTTTTATCTTCATCGTCGTCAAGATTAGATAATAATTTTATGATATCTATTATATATTTAACTTTTAACTTAAATGGATAAGATCTATTATCTTTAATTACTTTTAAAAATGCATCTTTTGGTTGAATCTTTCTATCTAAATAATTTTCAATTATATCTATTTCTTCGTTTAAATTTTTAATATTTAATTTTATAAAATTATATCTAGTAAGTCCTATGCTTTTATTTTCTTTATTTTTAATATCTGCATATAATTCACTAGAATTATCATTGATTTTTTTTAAATCTTCTAATATTGTATTAAATCTATGTCTAATAGAGTTAAAAACAAAAATAGGAACAATATCATTTAATCTTTCTATTTTGTTGTCAATATCTACTATAGTAGATATATAATCATTAAAATAAGAAAATGATTTAAAAGAATCATCTGCTTCTTTTAAATCATCATTAAAATTTATACCCTTAATTTCATCATATTTTTTTATATAATCAATTCCTCCAAATTTTGTACTATTTATTTTTGAAATTTTTTTTGTAGATAATGCAAACAAAGTAAAAAGACTTTGTTTTCTATTACAAATAAAACATGCTACAACAACTAATAAAATAATTAATAATATATACAAAAATATGTTCTTCTTAGAAATCATCGTATATTATACCTTTTTTTAAATCTACTATTAAAAAAAAATATTATTATGTTAGATACTTTCGGATTCATTTAATAATTTTACAATTTCTAAATTATATTCTCTTCCTTGTCTTTGTCCTCTCCCTGCAACTTGTAATTCTACATTTGGATCTACTACATGATGATAAAAAATAATATGAGATAAAAATGGCATATTAATTCCACCACAGTCTTTTGCAGCTGTTACTAAAATAATATTGATATCTTTTTTTACTTGCTGAATAATTTCATCTTTTTGCGTTCGTGTGCCTCTTAAAATACAATGTGGAATGTTATAAGATGTTAATTTTTTATGTAAATATGTTGTAGATTCACTATGCATAGTGAATATTAAATATTTCTTTTGCTTATTATGTGGCCAATTCTTGTTTAAATTTCCTTCTAGTAATCCATTAATAAATGGATTAGTAATTATATTACTAATACATTCTACATTATGCATTGGATTTTTTACATCGCTATTATACATTGAATAATTCATAAATTGAATAAGTGCTTTAACTTTATGATCGGATTCAGTTATTGGTTCCTCTATTATATTCTTTGTTCCCAATATTGACTCATTTTCTAAAACTAAATTTAATTCTATCTCCTTTCCTACTCTCATAATATCAGAATTAATTTTTACATCATGTGCACAATTTGGACATCTATTAATAAATGTTTTTTTTGAATTTTCTTCTTTTGTTATACATGTTTCACATACAATAATTTGACAACATCCTATAACAATAAATGCTGGCTCTCCTTCATCAAATGTTATCTTACAACATTGACAACAACCTTCTCTAATATTATCTCTCATTCTATTTAGAGGTATGCTATATTTTTCGTTTCTAATTTTTGCTTTGCTTTCCATTGAAGTAATCATCTTAATTGCTTCTTTATTTAAGATCAATGAATTAAATTCTTCATCTGTTCCATTTTTTACGATTTTTCTTATATCCTTTAAATCTTTTGATTCATCTTTTGATTCATCTTTTGATTCATCATCTTTTGATTCATCTTTTGATTCATCTTTTGATTCATCTTTTGATTCATCATCTTTTGATTCATCTTTTGATTCATCGTCTTTTGCATTTTTTACAATTTCTATCCTTTTTAATGTTCTTATTGATTTTTGTAAATTTTGTAATTGATTGCCTACTAATTTTTTAATTACAGAACCTACATCAGTAGCATCTATTCCTAATGTTTGAGCTGCTGTATTTATAGCATTTGCATTAATCATTTCAATAACTTCATTAGGAATATCTAAGTCTTTTAATAATGATGCTGCAGCACCTCCCTTTACATTAATCTTTCTAAAAATTATATGCGTTGAATTGATATATTTATTGACATATTCAGGTTCACATCTAATACTTAATGGAAAATTTAATAATTGATCATGAGCTGCTGTTAATATTGGAACTTGCATATTATTTTTTAAGAAATCCTCAATACTATCCTGATTAAATTTCATGTAATTCTTTGCATTTGTTACTCTACATGTAGCACTAATTAACCATGTAAACATTGCAGGAATAAAACAATCATCACTTCCTAATTTTAAAGTGTCAAAATCATCAACAATTAATCTAGATATTATAACTCCATCTAAAATTTTGTTAATTGCTTCTATAATAGATCTATTTTTTGTTGTCAATTTAACATCTTCTCCTTTCGTTTGATAATTAGATGTTACTCTTCCAGTTTTGATAAAAATTATATTATATCTATTTATATTATCAGATAAATAGATATTTTCAAATTCTTTTAATGATTTTACATTTTCTATAGTAAAAAATGTTAAATCTGTAAATCGTTTTGTTTCATTTTCCCATTGTGAAATAATTGCAGAGTTAGCTAATACAAATGTTTGACTTAAACATTTTTTATATTCTATATGAATTTCAGGATAAAATCCTTTAACATCGGAGCTAAAAGATTTCACTAACTTATTTGTATATTTTGGTGATTGTGTGCAAATAAGAGCTAAAATTACAATTGTTTTACCAAATGAAGGTTTTTCAGATATGCGAGCTTTTTGAGTTTTTAAAATATTATTATCAACATTTATATATGTCATATTTTCTAAATCAATCATTGTTTTAAGTAAAGTTTTTTGTGGTATGAATAATCTTCCTTTAAAATTTAATGGGTTTGCTTTTTCATCATTTTCATCTAACAACACAGAATCAAAAAGAAAATGATTTTTATTAATCCAATACATTATATATATAATGTATATTCTAAAATTGAATATAAAATTACAATATCAAGTCTCTAATTATTAAGGGACTCAAAAAAACATGTTTGCAACTATATTGCAGTTACAACAAGCAAATCAAGAAGAAAAGGAAGACCTTTTTGAATTTTTCGAAGGTATATACGGACCGCATTTCGTTGAATTATTGAAAAGAAGTCTAAAAAAAACGATACCTATTAAATATGGTAATATACTGCCGTCTGTTAGTGGTAATATACTGCCGTCTGTTAGTGGTAATATAGCTACAGATATTACTATTTATGGTATTACTAATTTATCTAATTGTTTATTGATAAATGTAATTTTATTTGGTAAGACATTTGAAAATCATTTCAAAGATTCTCAAAATGATTTTCAAGTAATATATTCATATTTCATTGGTTATGAATCCATCACAATATCAAATCCAAAAGAATTTTCTGGCAACAAATTCTATGACTGTAAAGATATAATGATAGATATGCCTCTTGAAGTGAATAGTTTTTGTGTTCATTTTCATTTTGAAAATTGTGAAAAAGTTACAATTTATTGTAACATGTCAACTGAAAGACTTTCAATAACTAAAATAAATTCTAATGTTAACTTAATAGGATTTATTGGAACAAATGAAATATTATAATATTTCATAATAATATATTATTATGAAATATTATTATGAAATTTCATGATATTTCTTTTTTACTAACAAATAATATAAAATGGATGCATACATTGAATTTGTAAATCGCCATGTTCTCCTAAATCACTTGCTTGATCTCCAACATTAACTATAATTCTATAATTTTTTTCAATATTTGCTCTGCTATTTTCTTTAAAATTTCTAATTGTATTATATATGTAGTTATCAGGACACATAATTAAATTATCCATTAAATAATTATAGTTAATAACATCATTAAATAATCCAACATATTCAAAATTTTCAATAGTTTCACTTCTTAATGATTCTTTTCTTCCTGTTACGAAAAATATATGTATATCTAATCTACACAATTCATTAATTAATTCCAATGCTCCAGGTAATAATGGATTTAGTCTAACTTCATTTCTATTCCAACGCTTACCATCCTTTGTTTGAAATAAATCACTAGCATGAAAATCTCCATATGAGTTCATATGAATATTACAAAGTATTACCTCATCAATATCTAAGGTTACTGCTAATTTTCTTGGGTTTTGTTTTTTCTTTTCAAATTGATTATATTTGTCTTTCCAAATCCCTAAGTTAGTAGTTATATTTTTTAAAGATATTTTATGTCTTGGAAGAAAAATTTCACTAAAATAATATCTTAAGTAAGGATTTGAAAAGTCAACAAAAACCATTTTAATTATATTATATATTTAAATAATATTATTCATAATATAATGGATAATTTTTTTGTTGTTGTTTTTGTTCTTTTGTTAATCTCAATAATTGTATTAAAAAACAAAACAGATATAATTATTGCATCAACTGTACTCTTTGGCATATATTATTTTTATATACTTAATTGTTCAGAAAAACCTGACTGCTCAGAAAAACCTGACAGATATGTTTTTGGTAGTTTAAAAAAATCTGGCTGCTCAGAAAAATCTGACAGCTCAGAAAAATCTGATTACTCATTTAATGAAATATTACCAACATTAGATAGATTATCTAAAAGTGGAGATACCGATATTACTATTTATTCGCAATTAAAAAAGGACAGAATTAAACCATCTACAGAAAGCAGATATAATAAATTAAAAAAATATGTAGAAGATGAAATGATTAGTGGTGAAAAAATACAATGGTGGGGAAATAATGACTATTAATTTAAGATTCATCATCTGCATCCAATGATGCATCTATATCTGCATCATTGGATGCAGATGTATCTTCCTTTGAATCATTAGAAGATTCTTTTGAATAGTTAGATAAATCATTAGAAGATTTTTTTGAATCGTTAGATGATTCAATTAAATCTTCCTTTGAATCTTCGGAATCGTCTGAATCGTCAGACGCACATTTTTCTAGTTCTTTAAAATTTGCATCTACTTGCGAAAACAAACTTTGTAGTTTTGGATTACTTGCATGTTGAGATGCGAGCTTTCGATAATGTGAAATAATCTTTCTGAATTGTGCCATAACTGTAGGTGAAGATTTTGTATTCTTTGAAACATCTAAAACAAAATTTTCCATAATAATGGTTGGATTACCGCTAATAGTAAAATCCTTGTAATAGTTATTGAAATTACCTTTTAATAGAGAAATACTATCAATAATCTTTTGAAATGCTTGATCACATCTTGGAATAGCTTTTTTGACTTCTTCAATACTACCCATAATAATAGAAACAAATTCTTCAATATCAACATCAGGATTTGAAAGGATGTTATACATTTCAACACTAACATCAAAAACTTTATGTAAAAATGTAAGAATATAATCCTTACTAATTTTATCTAGTCTACTATCGATATAAATTTTCTTAATGTTAAGTTGCTGTAAATCTGCAATTGGATTAAATGTTAAACCTGCGCTCCTTGTAATAAATTTATCTTTTAAATTATTCAGGTCTGATATAGATTTTTTATGTACAATTAAATTTTTACATGTAACAATGATTAAATTAACAATTGCACATTTTTTAATGGCCATATATTTAGAAATAAAATCATCAATTTCAAGCTTTGGAATTGACATAAAATCTGACTCTTCTAATCTATCACGAAGTAATAATTCATTTTGATAATCTTTTGTAAAATGGTTATTGATTTTAATATCCGTAAATGTCGAAGTAAATAGCCCTGCCAAATTTAAGGTATATTTTTGAGTAATTTCCTTAATATCAGGAAAAATATTTAATAAACTATTACGACTAATGTTATCCATAAGTAAGATAAATCTTCTGGTAACATTTTTAATTTTAAGAAAATTAACATAAGCAATAGGAAATGAAATACTTCCTTCTGTAGTTCCTAAAATATTTTGAAACATTTCAACAACATTTGAATCATTTAAAGTTTTTTTAACTGAATCGAAATTATTCTTCTTCATCTTATAATATTTATTTTTTTAGTTTTAATATATTTTTTAAGGTGTATTTTTTTTAAATATTACATTTAAATGTAATATTTAAGTGTAATATTTAAGTGTAATTTTTCATGTTTATAACACATGAATAGTTAAATTTAAGAAATAAAATTATATGAAAATATATTAACTATGCAAAGCGTAGCTACACACGTTAATGAATTTAATAAAAACTTGAAATTATTAGTTCGTGAACTACATAAACGATTTCCTAATGATCCTACAGTATTTCGTATTAAACAAAGAATTATGACAGCAATTGATATTGAACCTTTATTTGTTTTAAGGATAGTTGGACCATATTTATATAATTATAAAGAACAAATTTTTAGCCTAAATACTGATGATAAATCTGAAGATTTTTTCCTCGAAAATTCATATGATAGTGAAATTAAAGAAAGCGTAAATGAAAAAAAAGCAGAATTAGTTGCATATTTAATTCCAAAAGTAAAAGAATGTATCAAGCTATTAGAACCATCTGAAAAAACAGAATATAAACAGTTAGTAATTAATTTACTTGATGAATATATTGAATATTTAGGTATTTCTATTAATTCATAGGTATTTCTATGAATATATTAATTCATAGAAATATTAATTCATAGATAAATGCATATTTGTTAAATAGGCATTTATCATCATATCATCCTTTGAATCTTCATCATCCTGAATCTCTTTTTTATTGTTATTATTTTTAGTAATATTATCATTACTTTTAGTAATATTTATATTACCAACATTATTACCATTATTACTTTTAGTAAGATTTACATTACCATTTACATTGCTATTTATATTATTTCGTGTATTTTTTTTTATTTCCTCCCCAAGTGAAGTTTCTTCTTCGTTTGATTTTAATTCTTCTTCATAGTATTTTTCAAGAGTATTAGAATTATTAAATACAAGAGTATTAGAATTATTAAATCCAAGAGAATTACCTTTCTTAAGTTTTTCACAATAATTCATTATTTCTGATAATCCAATGTATGTATTGTTCTTAACTATTAAAACGGGCAATTTTGTAATTTTATTTTTTTTAAGTACTTCCATTATGTTTCTATCAACCTTCTTCACTTTTACATGTATGGTATCAAGATTATTATATATATATCTTAACAACTTTAAATTTATTTGATTTGATTGTTTGTTGTCTAAAATAAATAATGTAGACATTTTATATATATATTTTTTATATTTTTAAAAAGACGAATTTTAAAAATTGAAAATAAATAATATATTAAATATACAATAATGACCACAATTTCAGATATAAAAATAACAAGAGAATTATTAGGTACTTCAGCTAATGCTGAAGTAAAGAAAATTATATCAAATTTTCATAATGGTAAAATTCCAAATATTTGTCCAATGGAATTTTCATTTAATTTAAACAATACAACATTGCAATTTGCAAATGCTTTTAGGCGAGAAATGTATCTTGTATGGGGATGGACTTTTAAAGTAATAGCATTTGATCCATCAACTACTGAAAACATGGTTTCTATTTTATTCATCAAGAATGAATTAGAAAATTTAAGAGTTCCATTTGCTGATAGTAAATTGCTTGAAACATTAGAATATAAAATAGATATTCAAAACAATACACCAATTAGTAGATATGTCCGATTAGAAGAAATGACAACATCCACTAATTTAAACGGTATTGAATTATTTGATCCAAAAATTATAATTTCAATGGTAAGACCTGGAGATATACTTAGAATGACTATTGGATTTGAATATGGAGATCCAAAACAAAATGTTAAATTCAGCCAAGTATCCAGAGTAGTTTTTAAATATAATGATATTCCTTTATTACCTGAAAGTGAAACACATTTAAGAGATAGTAAAAATGCGTATAATAGTGGTTATACTGTACCTAGCGTACAATTAAATCCAACATCTTTTCAATTTAGTGGTGTTGTTACTGTTACAAATAATGAATCAAAAAATGTATTATATTCTATTTTGAATTATACTTGTCAATCATTAATTGACAAATTTAGCATTATCGGAGCATTAAATAAGAAACATCAAAAATCTGATACTGAAACTGTAACTTTTCAAAATTTATATATAAACATAATCCAATTAGATAATGGATTAAATGAAGCTACTATGCACATTTATAACGAATGTCATAGTTTGGGTGGTTTGTTTTGTAGATATGTTATAGATATTGAACCAAATATTTCGTTTGTTGTATATAAAGTTATTGTGCATGAAAAAAAATTAGAAATAAAAATTAAATATGATTCTAATATTAATCAATTAATTAATAAAGTGGTTTCGAAAAGTTTAGAAGAACTTGAACGACTTAAAACTGAAATCATATCTCTTAGCGATTCTATTTAATTTTAAATCGTTATATAGATTTAAGCTTAAAGAGATATATCTTTTAGTAATTCTGTAATTTCTTTTTTCCATAAACTTGCTCCAATAATTGGTCGCTCGCTTAATAAACCGATAATATTATTTAACTCTTCTTGTAGTGAAATAATATTATCTTCTTTTTTACTAATATTTGTTTTGATTAAATCTCTTTCACGTAAATTAAGAAGATAATCATAATTTGCATCTGGTTCTCGAGTTATTTTATCAACTAATTCTTCATTTTTTGTTTGAGCTGGACTATGAAGAATTTTATGATTAATGGGAACGAAATTATGACTTTTTAATATTGCATATGCTTCATCATAATCAGCTAATGTTGAAACTTTTAATTCATGAGACATAGAAGCATAACGAACTATTTCTTTAAGTTCTGTTATTTGATATGTTTTTAAGATTTTGCTACGATTTATTCTTGTTTCATAAAGATTTCTTCTGTGAGGTGCCCAATACAATATAACTGATAAATAATGTTTGAATTCTAATATTGAGTTATTAGTTCCATAATAATTTAAGAACGAATGCATTGCTGACCTCAATAGGAGAAATTCCTCAACTGAATCAAATGTTTCATTACCATAATTTTCTTTGATTTTATGAGAGGAATAAAGAACAATTTCAACTTTTACATTGGTAGTATCGCTTTTGTCATTTACAGAAGAAATCCAATTACAATAATTCGAATCTTTAACTTCCATTTTCTTTGTTAAATTTTCAATATATTTTAACGTTTGAACTCCAATGGGTAATTCTTCAATAATAATTTTATTTTTTTCCATTTTATAAACACCAACGCTATAAATTGTATTTTTATATTCAACAATTCTACCTTTAAAACTAGACGTATTAGGAGGTAAATTCCATATTTTAGATAAATTATCTATAACTGAACAAATTTCTTCAGTATGTCCTTCGGTTATAAGCCTATCGGCTATAGAAATAAGTTTTGTATCACCTTCAATATATGCATTTACAATATCCAAAACTGATTTTATGTCTCTGGAATAGCTTACATGGTTCCATCCTTCACTGACACTCTTGTAATCATTTAATACTGGAGGTAAAATTGGAATATAAAAAGTTGGTTCTGTAGATGTCTTACCATCATCATTGTAATAATCAAGAAAATATTCATCTTCTTTCTTTATCAATTTATATGCAATCTTAGAAGGAATTACACCGATATATCTCGGTGAACCCGCTTCATGTCCATGTCTAGAACCAAATTGACCAACTCCAATTAAAAACGGAATTTTCCAATTATATGTCTGTGCCATTGTTATAATAGAAGAATTTAATGAAGCATCACCATGATGATAATTACAATATTCTGCAGTGTGTCCACCCAATTGAAAAACTTTCACTGGATCAGAACGATTTGCAAACATATGTATAGCACCTGCAAGAATTTTCCTTCTTGAAATATTTAAGCCATCAATAACACTAGGGATTTTCCTTTTTAAATCATCTAATTTAAATGATTTAGTATCAATATTTAAAGCTTCTTTTACCATAAATATTTTTTTCTCGTTTTCACATTCCGTTCTATCTTCATCTGTTAATTGCTTAACAGGAATTATTAACTCTTTTTTTCTTAAACTTGGATCAGCCCCAAAATATATATTAAATACAGAACTAATATATTTATTAGAACCATCTAAATTATATGTAAAAATTTCAGATTTGAACTTTTTTTCTTCAAACATTTTTCTTGCTTCTTTATCATCATGTGTAGCAAGTCCTTTGTAATATTGAACTCTGTAATTAGACATATTTAAAGAATCAATAATTTTTATCATTTCATGTTCTGAATAAAATTCTAAAGGTTCTTCAGATTTTTTCTTAGAATATAATCTAATAATTGGAGTTCTTAGTCTACAAATTATTCCATTTTTTAATAAAGCAGGCCAAAATAAATTTAGCCATACTAAAACTAAAGGAGCAATTTTACCAATTCCATCTAAATCTTGATCTACACATAATAACATTTTTCCGTAATGTAATGTATCAATTTCTTGCTTTGTTTCATATTTACAATCATAACGAAGTCCAAAAGCTTCTGCTAATTCTAGTAATCGTTTATTATTTTGTAATTTTGCATTTCTTACTAAAAATGTTTCACCGTCTTGAGTTTCACATTCCTTAATTTCTCTTGCCGCATTTAAAATAACACCTTGAATACTAATTATTCCAATGTAATCAAGCAATGAACGTCCATTTTTTAATCTTGAATTTGATGCTCCTGCAATAATTAAAGTAATAGCACTATCACCTTCTGCAACTACAAGATATGTATTCTTTTTTTCATTAGTATTGCATAATACAGATTTTCTATGTTTATTATTAACTATAGATTTTGTCTGTTTTGATGATTGAGACATTAATAATTTTTCCGAAACAATATTTGATAATTGGTTTAGAAATGTCATATTAATTGAATATTGATTAACAATATCAGATGAAATTTGCACTTCGTCTTTTGTTTGACTATTCCAATCAACGCCTGGAATTATGCATTTCATAAAAATACAAATACTAGATAATATTTCTTTTGTTGAGATTGTTTTTTTATCATTTTTTCCCTTTTTACCTAAAACTTTTTCAAGTTTAGAATCAATATGTGCGGTAATAATTTTTTTCACATGCTGAATATGAGAACCTTTATTACTAATTACACCATTTACAATTGCCAGATTATTAATTATCTTTTTACCTTTTGGAAATAATGATATTGCAATATCCCAATTAAATTTTTTAAAAGCTTCTGCTTTTGATTTCATTGTTGTATGCATAACAGTTTGAATATCTTCACCTAATAATGTAATTGATAATTTACTTAAATCTGTAGTTAAGCAACGCACTCCATTAAATGAAACAGATACATCTTCACCTAAATATGTTGCAATATAATGAAGTCTTAATCTTAACCACATAGTAATATCATTAAAATCAGCATCGCTTAATCGTTGAGTATATCCTATTTCAACATATTTAGGTTTCATAATTACTTTCACATATGATTCACTGCTATCAACAATTACTGGATTATATCTTTCAGATAAACAATTTTTCCATAATTGTGAATACGAATATTTTCCATCACAAACTTCAACTTGAAATGTTTCAGCTTTACAATTAGCAATTTTTGCACCTAATCCATTTGTACCTCCTTTGATAGCTGCATCACTTTGCTTTTTATCTGAGTTTGTTGTTGAAAATGGTATCGAAAACATTGCTTCCACATTGTAAATAGTTTTGTCAATTTTCTTTATAATTATACCTTTACCATTATTACAAATCATAAAACCATTAGTTTTATGAAATGTAACTTCAATGTAAGTTACCTTATTTTTTTTATTTGATGATGCATCAGAAGCATTTACAATTAATTCATCAAATGATTTAATTAAAGAAGGTGTGTGATGGTTTTTTATCTCACATAGCTTGTTTTTATCGTCTAGCCCAAGAAGACCCATAGATACTTTTTCATTGGAACCAGCCCACATAGATTTCTTACGAATATGCTCTTTAATATCCATAATTTTAAAGTCATTTGAAGATGCTGTATTTTCAGCCATTTTATAATTTTCAGGAATTTCTGACAATATTTCCTCAATAAATTGATCCATTTTATATATTATTAAATTCTGATTTCAATTTACTAAATATTCATGATCGGTAGATAATAAATTTGTTAGATTATCTTCTAATGTTTTAGAAATATCATATGTGATTCTTTGCTTAGCTGAGTTTAAAAATAATATATCTGATGATGATAATTTTTTATTTGGCTCGCTTGAAAATGGAGAATTAGGAACTTCTTCTATTAATGTTTCATTTAAAACACATCTATTATCAATTAAAATTAATGGTTTATGTGTTTTTTTAAATAATAGAAGAAGCAAAAGAATAATACAAATTACTACAATCATTATACTTAAAAAAAATAAAAAACAAATTTAAAATAAACTTAACGTCTAGACGTGGTAGGTGCGGGTCCAACAGTTGCACATCGCGAAGGTTGCCAGCTAGAAGGAACCATAGAAGAAGGAAGCTTGCAAAAATACAGAAGCAGTAAATAAACAACAACCAAAACCAGAAGCACCATAAGGCCAACTTTCATAGGACTCATCTTTTTATCCGAAGGCATAATTGATTCAATATATATAAGTAATTTAAAAATTATTTAAAAAATAATTTTAATTAATTGTTTTATTAATATTTTCATTAATTTATGATTTTCTGAATATTCTTTTTCTGAATTCTATCATTAATTCATCGGGAATTTGCTTTCCCATAAAATATGTATAATTTGCACCTTCTAAACGTTTCCTTATATAAAATAAGGAATAAAGACCACATTCTGTTTGAGAATCTTGATGATCTACATTTGTAACTGATATAGTTTTTACTTCTATATCTATGTTTTGACGCCTCAGATAATTTATTAAATGTGCCCTATTTTTTTCCATCCAATTTACCATGACTTTCGGAGGAGATCTACCAACGCTATTAAAATATTCTATAGTCCATGGATAACTTCTACAATCAACAAAAACAGCAACCCAATGTATTCCGGGTCCAGTACTAACATCTGTATTAACTACACATCCCATACAATTGAATTTTCTTTTAACATCACCGATTGAAGGACCTAAATAAGCACTCATATAACCATCTAACATTTTATCAAATTTAATTTTCCCAAATAAATCTCCATTTGTATCAAAATCCATCATTGCAAAAGGACATGGAAAAAAGTTAATATGTTTTCTAGCCCATATTCTTAAAGTATCATCGATATTGTAATTGTTTAACAATTCTGTAGAATTACGAGGCCCATATGTTTTATATCTTAAATGTAATTCCTTTTGAATATCCTTTTCTCTTATGCCATGTTTAGAAGCATATTTTTTAAATTCTGGATGTGTAATTACACATGATTCTCCATCACAATCTAATAATTCTTCAGCTTTTTCTAATGCTTTAAGTGGTGAATTTTCTGACTCATTTGTTTTTTTATTAACAAAATATACAAGTATATTTTGTATATCATTTGATGCACACACTTCTGAATCTTCATTAATACATTCTGATGGTGTGAGTACTGTATCTAATTTTTTTTCTTTATTTTTTTGTGTATTATTCTTTTGTGTATTATGCATTTGTGTATTACGCATTTGTGTATTATTCATTTGTATATTATAATTTGTATAATTTGTATAATTATAATATACAAATACGCAATACGCAAATGATTAAAATAGGTGGAGTTAGTTATGTAATTGGTGGATGGGGTGAATATGAAATTAATAAAAGAAATGCAAGATGGAATACCTCAAAGGATAGACCCAAAATACATTACCCAAATAGAACTTATATAAGTTCTATGGATGTAGTACAATCTGTTTTATCTCATCATAAACAATCATTTTCATTATCGTTGGAGGAACTATCTAATGAAATGAAATATATAGAAGATAATATGCTTTCAGATTTATCAACTAAAAATTATATAAACATCCCTCCTTTAACATCTAATGATATCAAAAATATAAATCAAATAGATACTTATAATATTAATAATTTACTTCAACTCTCTAAAAATATAGATAAAATTTCATCTTCTTTATTTTCTTTGAAATCTAAAGAAAATAAAAAAGAAAATAAAAAAGAAAATATTACAAATTTTATAACTAGTAGTGTATTACCAGATGATTATGTTAATGTTGAAAATGATGATGAGGTAATTGCATTAGAAGAAAAAGTTGTGCCTTATATTGAAGAAATGGAAAAACTACAATCTGAAATTTCTTTAAAAATTAACAAAGTAATCGATAGTCTTCGTGAAAGAAAAAAGGAAGGGGGCAATATGACAAGAGGAAATGAAATTGATTTTTATGCAAAAACACCTCCAAAACATATAGTTGATAAAGGTCTACCACTTAGCGGAAATTATTATTTTAAGATTGTAAATGGAAATGTGGTAACTACAACACTTAATGAATCTATATATTATGGTATATGTAAATATAAAGATGATAAATCTAGAACAACTCTTTTAACTCCGGAATGTTTAAAATTTACTTCATTTTATACAAGCGGAAGATTTTACTCGTGGGTTATTATTGATAGTCCAGAGTTATGCTGTGCTATTCGAATGAATCATTCAGAAGGAAATATTGTTGAAATATCAGCAGATGATATTTTAGAATGGATAACTCCAAGACTATACGGAAATCCTCCACATAAAATAATATTAAAAGATTATCTAAAATACCTAAGAAAACTCGGGTTTATTATATATGAAGGTGAGATAAGAGATACTGAATTAAGATTTGATATTAAGTCTATGAAAAATGAAGCAACTAGAAAAGCAGAAATTAAGAAATTATCCGATATTAATATTTTAGAATTAGATTGGTCAGATTTTGATAAAAAATTATCAAGTCTACCATGTTCATTTGTCCAAGAAATTTCAGGAGATATTACACTAAAAAATGTAAAACTATTAGCTCCTAAAATACGCAATGGAAATTTATGGTCATCTATGCCACATAATAGATCATTGTTAAATTTCCATTCACATCCCTCTTATAGATACAATGGAAATCATTATGAACCACCATCAGAAGCTGATTTAATTTTTATATTATCAAATTGTACATCAAATATATTAGCATGGCATTTTATTATATCACCAGAAGGAACATATATCATCAGAGCCTCTGAATTGTTAAAAAATATATATTCAAAAAATCCACATGAAATATTATCTCACATTTCTAATTTATATAAACATAGATGTTCTAATAGTGTTGTTTCTTGTATTAAGTCAATTATGAAAATTATTAATGAAATTGGATTTATTGCACATTTTAGATATAAACCTTGCATTAAATTATCAGAAGTTCCTGATATTCTTCCTTTAGAAAATCAAAGAAATACAAAATCATTTGAAATAAATAAAGTTAAATTAAGTCAAATGATACCTCAAGATATACTAAACCTTAAATGGAACAATATTATAAATTTAATGAATTCTCAATTATTTAGTAATATATCATGGGTAAAAATAGAAGTTGATATTAAAAAAAATATTGAATTTAAAATTATAGAATCACATATCATGTATGATATTTATGATTATAATTCATACTTTCCAATATTATTTAGATGTCATATTCTATTAATATTTTTTCCAGATGATTCATTATTTACTCCAGTTATTCCAAGTGCAGCAATAAGAGCAAGCTATGAAAATAGATTAGAATGTCAATGGATGATATTTTTAAGTACTAATAATATTATTCTATTTAGAGAAACAGATGATGGTGTAGAAATTTATAATAAAACATTTGAATAAAACATTTATAATAAACATTTGAATAAAAACATTTGTTAGTTAATAAGTTTGTTATTTGTCAACAAGCTGACAAATTCATTTAAATTTTCATTTAAATTTTCATTTTCATTTAAATGTTTAATCAAGAAGAATACAAAAAGCTTTCGGATACTTTAGATGATGAAATAAAAAAACATAGTGGACCATTGCAAGGTTCTGATGAATGGTTTGAGTTATCTAAAAAAACAATTGGAGGTTCTGAAATTGGAACGTTAATTAAAAATCCATATAAATCAAAATTGCAATTAGCATTATCTAAAATAAAAAAACCAGAAAAATTTCAATCATTCTTTGCTTGTAGTTGGGGTAAATTATTTGAAGATGTATTTATTTCTATTCTTCAAATAATTTTTGGACACGAAATTAAAGGGACAAATGTATGTTTAGTGAAAGATGTTATGAGATATAGTCCAGATGGTTTTGTAGTATTGAGAACGTGTGATGAAAAAATCTATACTACTGATATGGATTCTTCTATAGAAACTATATTAAAAATTATATTACTTGAATTAAAATGTCCTATAAGCCGTGTAATTTCTGAAGGAAAAATTCCTAGCAATTATTATTCACAAGTGCAAATGGGTGTATCTATGAATACCTTTGTAGATTTTGGTCTATATTGTGAGGCAGTATTCAGAAAATGTTCATTTAATGATTTAGGTAATAATGTAGAATATGATAAAGAATTACATAATGATAATTATGAAAATCAACCTATTGCATGGAGTATGATTGGAGTATATGTAGAAGATAATGATATAGATTTTTTACTACATCAATGTAGAAATTATCTTATTAATCAATCAAAATTAATAGATATTGGAATATTACCAAAATCTCAGTTTCATACAATTATAAATATGATAGATCAAACGAAATTATCAATAGAAATTATGCCTCCATGTTTTAACGATGGTCGTGGAATAAATCTTCATACAAGAGATGATAGAATTCAGGCTGTGCATAAATATCTAAAAAAATCAAAAAAAATAATTGGAATAATTTCATGGAAATTATTCGAATTAAATTTTGTAAAGGTAAACAGAGATGAAGAATTTTTAACCACAGCTATATCACTCATTAATGTATTTAATGAGAATGTTTCAAATGCTTTAAATTCTGATAATCCTGAGAATTTTCTAAGGGAGTTATATAAAAATTAAGCATTTACAACTCTCCGATAATAAATTGACATATCTTTACGATAAATTTTTACAATTTGGTCATGTTTAGCACCATTCCAAATAATTGGTGGATCTGAACTAAATATTATAGGAAAATCAGTTGGTCTTCTATATTTAAATGTTTCATTAAATTCTTTTTCATCAATAATTTCATGTCTATTAACTGCTACATTTTCTGGGACATTGAAAATGAAATTTCTGAATGGATATGCATTAAAATATGGAAGTATACCTTCGGGATCATATTTTGATGAGCCCTGTTTTTTTAATTCAAATATAGCATCTAACATGTTTTTTTTTAAAAAGAATGAATCTTCAACAACAATAATTAATTCATCTAAGGTATCAATATTAACAACTGCAAGTGTATTTTTTAACAATTCTTTTAATTTAGGACTCTGAGTTGAATATTTACTATCTTCACATAATATCAAAATAATGAAATTGATTCGTTCACCCCTTGGTTGTATTCTTTTTGATTCTAACTTTATGAACTGATTTTCACATGAAGATATAATTTTATTATCAGTAGATAATCCATTATCATCTAAGATTACCCCTCTTTTATTAAAAAATCCATTATTAGCAATAATTGTTTTAACAATTTGAAATACACTCATGTTTTATATTTAATAATATTATTATTTCAATTATTTATATTTTATTCTATTCATATGTATTCATCATATGAATATATATTATTCATAAAAATAGAATATGAATTAATAAGAATAATAATTAATTTATATATTTTTATTTTTAAATAATATATAGTATTAAAATGTCGTCTTCAGCTGGTGAATATTTAGATAAGATGAAAAAGCATGTCTCTGCACATAAGTCTATGTATATGGTTCTTATGGTTGTTTTTGTTGTTTATTTAATTTATTTAACTATTAGCTTATCTCGTAAGCTGAGTGCATGTAAAAAAACTTCATCGTTCCATGGAAATCAGAGATTGTGGCAACTAGGAAATGGTAATGCTGGTAGTGTTGGAGATTTTGGAAGTGGTTCAACAACTGAATCTCAATCGTCAGTGTATCATATGAGCTCTCCTCCTTCTCAACCACATTCGAATCTGGCAGCTTCGGTTGAGGCTTGTAGTCTTAAGGCACTTGGTAGCGATGTTGGAGCTGACTACTGTGGAGCTCTTTCTGAATATCAATTACAAGAGATGATGCGACTTCAAAGTGCTCCTTAAATAATTTAAATCTTTTTTAAAAAATCTTTTTTAAAAAATATATATATAATGACTGATACTGAATGCAAGCCTAATATTTTAACAAAGGTTTCTACTTTTGTTAAAAATCACAGTATGCTGACATCTATTGTGCTAATTGTTGTTATCATCTATTTCATTTGGAAATTTGTAAGTTCTTTATTTTCAAAAAGTTCACCTTTTAAGGTTAAAGAAAAAAATGAATTAGATGAACTAATTGAAGATATCAACGTGTCTGATTAATAATTTCTCCTTTTTTTTTAAATAAAAATAATAAAGACATATAAAATGTCTTATAAAGATTTACCTAATTTAAATTCTCAAGATTTTAATGAAAGCAAAATAATATCATTCTTAGAGGATATATCTACAAGAAAAGAATTTCAAACATCTAATAATGAAACTGAAACAAAGTTAAAATCTGAATTTATACCACTACCAACTACAAATTTATTTTTACCTGGACTTAATTTAAGTGGTGCGCAAACATTTATCAAAAATTTTCAAAATCCAAATACAAGATTCAATAGAATATTAATTAAATGGCAAACTGGTGTAGGTAAATCTATAGCAGCAATTAGCATATCGCAGGAATTTATAAAACAATTTATTATAAGAAATTCATTTGGAGAAGAAACTCCTAATGTATACATTATAAGTTTTACTGCAAAAGAGACAATTCAAGAAGATATGTTAAAATATAGTGAATTTGGATTTATTACACAAGAAGAACTATTGGAACTTAAATTGTTAAGAGAAAAAGTTAGCATAAGTGGAGCACATTCACAAGAAAGTAAACACTTATCTGGTTATTTAGGATCTATAAGACGACGCATAACAGATAGAACAAGAAGAGGGTATTATACATTTTATGGATACAAAGAATTTGCAAATGACTTATTTAAAATTACTAAAGTGGGTGCAGATAGAAAATTTGATATTCAAAGTTTATATGGAAGGAAAGATAGCTCTTTTGAAGAAGAAATTTTAAAAGAGGTAAAAAATGGTAATGTTATTATAAATGAACAACTATTAAACAATATGGCAAATGGGTTAATTATTGCTGATGAGATACATAACGTTTATAATATTTTAAATAAAAATAACTATGGAATAGCAATTCAATATGTTCTTGATAAATTAGGAGATAGAGCACCTAGAGCTGTTTTTATGTCAGCAACTCCATTAACTGGAAATTCTTCAGAAATTATTGATTTATTAAATTTATTAGTTCCTAAGAATTTTTTACCAGGAAATGTATCTCTTAAAAGGTCTGATTTTTTCTCTAGAACAGCCTCAGATGAAAATGAAGTATATCTTGCTTCACAATTAAAACCAGGAGCTATTGAAAAAATAGCACAATTAGCAGCTTGTAGAATCTCTTTTTTATTAGATACTAATATTAATTTATATCCAAAAAGAATATTCGAAGGTGAAACATTAGATAATGTTCCATATCTAAAAATAACTAAATGCCCTATGAGTACACTCCATAAAAATACACTACTACATGAATATAAACTTAGAAATGCCGAATTTACTAAAGGTTTAACATCAAATACTTACTCATTAAATGATATGGTATTTCCAAATCCTGATTCTGATATTGGCCTATACAATTCTAATGATATTTATACAAAAATAATATCAGCATCAGATGATTGGAAAGAAAATACCGGAATTTATGTAGCAAAAGGCTCAGATTATAATATATCTGCATCAACTAATATAATTACTGGTAGTTTTTTAAATCCTGAATCTTTGCCTATATATAGCACTAAATATGCAATGATTATGAAAGAAATTCTAGCAACAATAAGAGCTGGACCTGGTAAAATTATGGTATATCATCATAGAGTAAGAATGTCTGGAGTTTTATTATTACAAGAAATATTTAAAACTCATGGATTTATTGATAAAACATCATCTCCTATAGATTCTACATTATGTTCTATATGTGGAATTGAAAGAATTAATCATAAAGACATGCCGCATGAATATATTCCATTAAGATTTATTATTGCACACAGCGATATAGATAAATTATACATGACAAAAAGTATTGCTAAATTTAATAAATTATCAAATATCAATGGATATCAAATAAGAGTTATTTTAGGAAGTAAAATTATTAGAGAAGGATTAAATTTCAAAGCAATTCGTACACAAATCATAGCAAGTTTACCTACAGATTATCCAACACTTATTCAAGTGTTTGGCCGCGTTGTCAGAAAGGAATCTCATATTGATCTCCCGCAAAATCAAAGAAATGTAATAATTAAAATATTTGTATCTACTATGGAAGAACAAACTACTCCTGAACTACAAAAATATATCGATAAAGGAAAAGAATATTTAGTAATTCAAGAAGTTGAAAAAGCACTTCATAAATATGCCATTGATGGATTTACAAATTATGAAAATATTAACAGGATATTAAATGTTGATAATAAATTATCTGCTAATATTGACGTTATTCCTTATAAACCTGTAATTGAAAAATCAAATAAACAAATTAATAAATCAACATTTTTTGCATATGGTTATAGTGATATTGAAGTAAATATTATTATTGGTATATGCAAATTGTTATTTGAAATTAGACCAGTATGGAAATATGAAGATTTATGGAACGCTATTAAGACTGGAAAAATTAGAGGTGTTAATTATGATACATCATTATTTGAAGAAGATAATTATGCATTAGCACTTAAACGTCTACAGACTCCAATTGGTACAAAAATGATTACATTAGTAGATGATTATTATATATTAACTAATATTAGACCAGATAGAACTCCCATATTAGATATTGAATCATATCTTAGAAAACCGATTATAGAATCTACAATTAAAATAGATGTGTCTTCATATGTAAAAAATATTAAATCTAGTTTGAATTGGACATTTCTTATTAGTGATTTTAATAAGACTTATTTATCATCAGATTCAAAATCAACACCTGAATTATCACTATTAGAATATAGTTCAACATTTCATTTTAGATTAATTAAAGAACTTATTCTAAATCCTGAAAAACAAATTACAATTGACGATGAAAGAATGAGAGAATTATATAGAAGATTTAGAATTGTTATAACAATTGCTGATGCAAATACTCCTATTTCTTCAAAATTATTTAGAGGTTCTAAATTAAAAAAACCAACGGATATTATCGGATATGTAACTATTGAATCTGTTATATTATATAATTCTATAGATAATACATGGTATGGCGCTAGTCATTCCGATTTTGCCATAAGTAGAAGATATAATGAAAATAATATTATTATTGGTTTTGTATCTGTTGACGAAAAAAATGTAAATACTCAGGATATCGTTTCAGGTGCAAAGCTTAAATTTAAAACAAGACCACCAATTCAAGAACAAATGACTTCAGTGTCTAAGATAAAAAATAGTGATAACAGAAATTTAATTCGAGGTGCAGTTTGTGAAACTAGAACGAGAGATGAACTTATAAATTATTATAACATGTTAATGGAAGAGTTCCAAAAAAGATCTATATTATTTAAGAAAATAGAAAGAAAAACAGGAGGAAGTGGTATGCAATTAAATGCTCAGTTAGGATTTTTAGCTAAATTTAATTTATATGCAAAAAAACAATTTCCTAATACATTAGAGCTATGTGAAACTATAAAATTATATTTATTAGCTCTTGAAGAAGAATCAAGATCAAAATTAGATGGAATGACTAATGGAATCAGATGGCTATATTTATTTAACGAACGAGTTCAAACCATTAATATATAACTATACAACTGTACAGTTTGTACAAGTATACAACTATACAATACAACTATACAATACAACTATACAACTATACAATACAACTATACAATACAACAATACAACTATATAATACAACAATACAATACAATTCTACATTACTACAAAGTTATAATAAATTGAATTTATAATTAATTTAATATATATAAGATGATTTTTCAACGACAATTTATTTGTCGCTTAAAAAATGATTCTCTAAATTTAGATTTTATGGAACAATTAACTAATAAATTTTATGGTAAATGTTTTGGAAATTCATATATTATTAGTGTTGATAGAATTATTAAAAAATCAAATCAATATATTGATTTTACAAGCATTGATTCTATATTTACTGTAGACATTGAATTTTTAGCTACAGTTGTAATTTTTGGTATCAATGATATATTAGTTGGAGCTAATGTTATTTATAATACAGATCAAATGAAGATTTGTATTTATGAAAAAAAAATAAGTAATATGGCACCAATCAAAGCTTTGATTGCAATTCAGCCAAATAAACAATCTGAAAATTTAGTATTAGGACAAAAAATAATAGTTCAAGTTAGAAATGTTCAATATGATCCATTTGCAGAAACAATTAGCATTTCCGCAAAATTAATGACATGTGAAAAAACATATCCAATATATAAAATAATAGGATCTCTTAATGAAAAATCATTAAGAGAACTTAAAGATTTATTACCTGAAATAACTAGGGAACTTAATATCAGAAATTCATTATCTGAGAAACAAAAAGAGAAGATAATTTTTCTTGAAAAATTGTTTCACTCATTTAAGAATGAAAAAAAAGACTTAGAAAATGATACGTTATGGTATGGTCCAAAAATAGAAAATTCTACAGATAAAATAGATATAATGGACTATGTAGAAAATCTAACAGAAGAAACTAAATTACCATTATATTGCTTCAGAAATCTACATATATATAATTCATCACCATTTGTGTTTTTAAAAAATGAGGAAAATGAGGATTTAAAAAATGCAATTGAAGTACATCCTTCTGTGGTTTTTAACGACATTTTAATTTCAATTAGAAATCATCTTGTAATGGGAAAAGAATTTGTTGAACTCTTTGATGATGAAATTATAAATAATCAAAAATCTATATGGAGAAGCATTTCTAGTTTACAATCTTAATTAAATAAAAAAATTTAATATAATATAATGAGTCAATTGCCTTCATTATTTAAACAAAAGAATTTTATTACAGAAAATGCTTCATTACTAAACAATGAATCTAAAAAAGCAATTTTGTCTATTGTTTTATTAGAAATAGGTGATGAAGTTATAATGAAATCTATGAATAAAAATAATATAGATATTAATTTAGATCTTGTTGAAGAAAAAAATAAATTAACAATAACTCATATATATAATATTGTTTCAGCTAGAATTGAAAATTTAAAAAATCCAGCAAGATAGTGTTTTTAACAATTTTGTTAAAAATTAAAAACAATTGAACACTTTTTTTTATACCTTTATAGACAATGAATAAATCATCTCTAATTATGTCAAATTTTGGAGAAATTAAAAATTTATCTTTGACGAATTCAAAAAAAATTAATCACATGTGGGATAGCGATGATGAAGATTATTCACATCTATTACATCATATGAATCCTTTAACTGGTGGTTATGATACAAAAGTGCAAATTTTTACATATAACACAGACGAATCTGAAGACGAATCTGAAGATAAATCTAAAGATAAATCTGAAGAAAAAACTTCCAAAAAAGTATCATTTGATATTCCATCAAATATTAATGATTTTATAACCTCTTCAGAACATATAATTAATGTTCAAAATCCATGGTTTGATTACATTAAAGAAGGAAAAAAGAAAATAGAAGGTAGAATAAATAAAGGCATATTTAAATTATTAAAAAAAGACGATATTGTTAAATTTGAGAATAATAAAGAAAATATTAAAGCTATTATTAAGAAAATTGTAAATTATGATTCATTTGAAGAATATTTATCAACTGAAGGATTAAGTAAAACATTACCTGGTATTAAAACTATTGCTGATGGAATTGCTATATATCGTCAATTTTACACTGAACAACAGGAAAGACAGGGCGTATTAGCTATTCATTTTAAACTTATCCAATAAGGATATTCAATAAGAAAATCCAATAAGAAAATCCAATAAGGATATTCAATAAGAATATCCAATAAGAAAAATAAAGATATAATATATAATTTATGGATAATTATATTTATAATGAATTTGCAGTTTCTTCTGGAGTCAATACTCCACATGCAACATTAGATGAAGTTGTAAACATTGGAAATAATATTTGGAATGAAGTTAAGGATGTTAAAGAATCAAATGAATTAGAAAAAATTCAAACTAAGTATAGTGATTTTACGAATAGTTTTCCTTTGGTTTTACGTTGGATGGTTCAGATGAACAAATATAATGAAGGTGTTTTTAGAAAATATTTAATGAAACATTCAACTGCTAAATTAGATACAAGAGAAGCATTTCTAAGGCTCCAAGCCGAATATTTAGTTTTAATGTTCAGACATGAAAATAAGAGATGTGAACATAATAAAATTAACAATTATCGTGAATACGTAGTTAAGATGCTACTTGATGAAGATAAGGAATTTATAGAAATTCAAAAGGAAGTAGAAGAAGAGATGGAAAAAACTAAAAAAGAAAATGACATGGAGAGAAGGAAGCAATTATATAAATATTTTACTGAAAAGAGAAATTTTTGCTAAATTTATGAAGTTCTCTTATCCCATTTATTGTTTACAAATTTCTTAACTAGATTAAAAGCTGGAATTAATAATTTTTCCAATTTTTTTTCATTATCAATTAATCTTATATGTTCAATATTGAACCATTTAACATCTCCAGTTTCAGATAAATTTTTTATATCTTTTAGTTGAGGCCGTAAAATATTAAAATTTTCAGTTTGTGATATTTTATTATCGGCAAATGCAATAAAATATGTATAAATATATCTTGTACCATTGCTTATAAAGTTAACTTTCTTTGTAACAAATGGAAGAAATCTATAATATTTTTTATCTATTGAAGTTTCTTCTTTAAATTCTCTTATAGCACATAATAAATCTTCTTCTTTGGATGAATTATGTCTTCCTTTTGGAACTTCCCATAATAATTGTTTACTTGTTTGTCTAACAGACATTATTAATTTTGTAAGCGTTTCACCACCATCTGTTAATATGCTATTATAAAATTTATATCTTTTTTTGTTATAATTGTCATTATGTTCACAATTTAGCCATAATCTGTACCATATGGAATTAAAATCTAAAGAGAGTAAGGTTATTAATTCTTCATGTATCATTCCTTTTAATAAAATATTAACATACTTAACAATATTTATATTCTTACTAATATCACCCCTTGGATATCTTCCAAGAACAAATTCAACAAATGCGTATGTATATCTTTTATTCACCAATAACACTTCATATTTTTCATTCTTTTTTCTACATAATATAATTCCAACTGATTTTTTTATTGGATATTGTTTTTTTAACATTCTTTAAAGAATTATATGTTAAATGTTTTAAATGTTTAAAACGTTTTAAACAATTTAAATGTTTAAAACAATTTAAACAGAATAATTAGCTCCTAACCAACCAGTAGGTCTAAGTGTAGTACCATTTGAACCATTATCATTACAACTAACATAACTGCCTAGCTGATTTATATAATTTTTGTCAATAAAAAATCCATTTGGTAATGAACATAAAATACTGTTAGTATTTAATTTTCCTATAGGAGTTTTTGATTTATCACTTCTACATGCGTTATGCCCTGTATTGTTAGAACAATATGATTGATACACAGCACCTGATGCTGTTCCAAATTCATTTACACATGCAGCTGTTAATGTGGATGTAGAATCATCACCATTATAGCAATTTGCATTTGTAGTTGGAAGAGGAATTCCAATTCCAGAATTTTTAACTAAAACACCTTTACATGATCCTAATGGACCTCTTCCTGAAAGACATACAGAGCACTGTAAATTGCTACCGTCTGGTGCAGCTTGTTGCCAACCATCATTGCATACACAGGATCCATTTACACATGATCCACCAGGTCCACAATTATCACATCCTCCTTGTTTAATTTCACATCTCGCGCCTGTAAATCCTTTAGGACAAATACAATTGACAGATTTAGATGGATCACATGTTCCTCCATTCAAACAGTCAGATGATGTATTACATGGACATGAAGCTGTACTTGAAATACAGCTTCCTTTTTTTGTAGAAGCATTCCAACAGGGCACCGTACCTGTAGGACATGATACTTGACAGCCATCAGGTCCAACACCTTGAATATATTTACCATCAGTTCCACATTGTTTTACTGCGTTCACTGTTCCCCAATCATCTGTACATACATCAACTTTTCCAGCTAAACAGTTACCTACAGAGCTTGGTTTATTTGCAAAATATATAATAACTGCAAGCACTAAGATAAAAACAGAAATAAATAATGTATTCATTATATTTAGTTTTTAAAAAACTAACTATTTTTATTAAAAATATATTAATTTTATTAAATTATTAAAATATAGTAAAATGGATATTTTTACATCAGATACAAATATAAAATATCTTTCAGAATTATTAAAAAATAAATCATATGATTTGAAAAATTTAAAAAAAGATTTAAGTATGTTTATTAGTAATAACAGGATAGTTGGTAATGTTAATTATCTAAATTCAAAATTTTTTAAATATATTTTAGATAATAGAAAGAGTCATAAATATGAATCATATGCAATGTATATGTTAGAAACAAATAATTTAAGACCAAAAGGTCTTACTCATTTAAATAATGAAATATTATATCAAGCAAATAAAAATGAATATTCATCCGGATTTTCAAATGAAAATGATTCACCATGGCGTGATGGAGAAGTAAAATCTTCTAAAGAAACAATTGCGGAATATTTAGGAGAAAATTATGTTACATCTGATATCAAAGTTAATAGAAATGTCTTAGGTCGTGCTTATGAAGATGTAAATTCGTGGTCATCAAAATGGAGTGAAGATGAAAAAAAGCGTGGAACCAGACCTGTTCCACTATGGCATAAAAATGGAATCAGAGCATATGAAACAAATATCGATGATACATTAAGTTCTTTTGAATCAGAAAGTCGCATATATCGCTATGAATAACATTATAAATGAAGCCATAAAATTGCTATAAATTGATTATGAAAAATTATTGAAAAAAGTTAATTTTAAATTTGAATATCAATTTTTATATATTAACCAATGCATGAAACAATTAAGCAATTAATTATGTAATGCATTGGTAGGCTCATTAGTGGTTTCGACTGCGTGAGCCAGGATTGTTAATAAAATAACAATCCTGTATCATGAAAACTGGACAACTTCATGATAGGGCAAGTCTAGGTTTGTATTGACCTTGTTGGATATCTAACTAAATACACCGGTAGCCTTCACCGTTCAAAAGAAAAAAAGCGCCTCTTTTTTTTTATTTTTTTTAAAATTGTTATATAATGAAGCCAAACCAAGTTTTTTTGATAATTGCTTGTATTGTTTTTGCTTATGTTTTGTTTCACATAAAAAAATTTTCATCTTCTCCTATGGGAAAAGCTATCTCATCTGTAATGGGTGAAGCTGAAAAAGTATTAACATCAATTGCTAACCTACCATCATGGGTTTTAATTGGAATTGGTTCTGCATATTTATTTGGAGATGCTGTATTAAAAATGAGCGGATCTGATGTTATGAAATTAGCAAGAAGTTCAAATTCTATTAATGAGAGCTTAACTACTATGGAAAATGCTGAAGATATTGCAACAGTTGCAGCTTCTAAATTAAATGTAAACTTAAGAACAAACATTGCAAATAGTGAACAATCTCCAGAAACTCAGCAATTAAGACAATCTGCAGAAGAAAGTCATGCTGAAGTAATTAATGAATTCCCTGAATATATTGTAGAAACAGCTGAATCTTTAGCAGATGAAGCTATACCTATTGAAGAATAACATTAAAGACATCTAGTTTTTGTTAATAGTGATCCAATTGCACCTCCAAAAAATCCAACAAATGCACCAATTGGATTTCCACCAGATACTGCTGCACCAACACCAGCACCTGCTAAACCCATACTCATTATATTTCCAGTTATTGTTGAAACATCACATCCATTATTTGTTGGTACAGGTGATGGAATATTTGTTGCGAACATAAAATTCCATTCACTTAGCACACTTGTAGAGGAAGCAGTAAATCTTTCCCTTACATATTCTTCATATCCATATAGCCAAAGAATTAATAAACTTAAATCACCTATACAATTTGATGGACATGCTATAAAGGTATTTCTATATCTCTGCACAAGATCTGAACTCCATGGAATTGCTCCAATTTTATATAAAACATTATTATCGCTTTTCCATGTTGTTTCAGAAGATAAAAAAGCATTTAAATTTTTAGCACTCGGTGGTTGATAATTATCAACAGAATTTGTAAGATATTCTGCTGTTATATTTAAGTCTTTAATTAATTTAATTAAAAATTCAGCACCATTTGGAGTAATTGGTCTAGTAGTAATAATATTTGCTAACCATGGTCTTTCATAAGTAAGAGCAATTCTAGTAGGTCCAATTCCTGCAGTTGAACCTGCAGGAGATAATTTATAATATGTTGCATAATTACTATATAACCAATCATATTTTGATCTCATTTTAGCATATTCTAATACAATTAATAAAATAATGACTATAGTCAATATCGATAATACATTTTTATCCATTTTATTTTATGTAAAAAAAATAAAAAAAAAGTTTTTTTTGTTGTTGGAGAAAACTTTTTTGTTGGGGAAAACTCCAGATCTTTGCCTTTACAAAAGCCTTTTGCAAAGGGGGCGGGTATGATTAAGGGTATAATTCCCCATCATAAGATTATTATATCCAAGGTATTTTTATTCCACCTTCCCTTTTTTTTTGCTCACAATGTAGCGAACACGGTTAAGTGTATCTCTTTGCCCTAGAGATATAAATAAAAAATTGACATTCAATTTTGCATATCAAAATTTCTAAGTAAAATTACTTAGTAATTTTACTTAGTAAAATTACTAAGTAGATTAATTTAATCGAAATACCAATTCGCCATATAAAGAGATCCATTGAATATCTTGTTCTGTAAGTCTTACAGAATTACTTAAATTAAATTCTTGTAATTTACTTGAAATACTTGTATTTTCCAATAACTGAAATCCATTGTCTTTAAATTCTCTAATAATTGTTTTTGTGTTTACAAGATATTCTTCATAATATTGACCATTACTAAATGGTAATAATACTCCTATTTTTTGTCCACAAATTTCTAACGTTTCACTAGAATATAATTTTTTTATTGAATATTTTGGTTCTGAGTTTTCCATAATGTCATATGTTTCTCCAACTCGAACATTATTTTTTTTCATCAAACTAAATACAACATCACCCATCAAAATAGTTAATATAACTTTTCCACCTTTGATTAATAAATTTTTTGCTAACATTACAAAATTTCTAATATTGGCAAAATTTTCACAGAAATAATGAAATGCTAAATTACAAACAATATAATTTGCTTCAACTTTTCCCATTCCAAATACATCCATTCTTTCAATAGTTTCTGTATATGGATTGTTAATATCAGCATTCATAACATGCAATGTTGTATTCATAGTTTTAAAATCTTCATTACTGTTAAATCTTCTTGATACTAATTCAGATAAAGCTGATTTATCTTTATCAATCATAATCAAATGTAATATGCCAGATTTTAAATATCTAAATAAATCTTGACCTTTTCCAGAACCAATATCGATTACACAATTTGCAAATTTCATAGATTGAATTCTTGATTGTTTTACAAAACTAATAAAACGAGTTTGAGATTTGTAATCTGATGATTTCTCATTTACAAAATAATCATCTCCCCATTCCCCCCATAGATATTCCATATTAAATGGATTGTTATAATTTTGAATAACTTTTAAAGAAGTTAAATATGAATTTCCATAGTTTGTTTTATCTGACATCTTATCTGTCCTTATCTTTAAGATGTTCCAATTTACATATTTTTGTTTAATATCTGTAGCTACAACTTCTAATATTTTACCATCAAGATCATCACTTTGATGATAAAATATATATGCAAGAGGACAACTAGGAAATGATAATGCTATGGGTATTTTTTTTGTTGTAAGTCTTCCAAATATCTTATCATAACCAGGACAATGTTTTAATCCTTTTTGAGACATTACAAATTTATTAATAGACACAAATAAGAAATACATTGTAAATCCTTTTTTTAATAGAAATGGTTCTTTCCCTATCACACTTCGCGGTGCTTTTTTAACTAAAACATCAACTGAATTCAGTTCTGCGGGCTTCCATTTAATAGAAATTGTTTTAGAATATGACTTTCCTGGCTGAACCATAATAATACCATCAGTTTCAAAATCAATTGGTCTAGAACTTATTTCTAAGATTTTTCCTTTGATATCTTCTACAGAATCTATTTTTAACATAAACTGTTTATCTATGTTAATTTCTGGAATTGTTTTAATAATATCAATAGCTTCATCTAATCTAAGAATTCTATTTTCATATGGTTCATTTCTTAAATCTTCACCAGCAATATAACATACATCAAACGCATAAATTTTTTCACTACCATCGTGAGTAATTACATATTCACAATCTAATACTGTTATATCAGCAGTTGAATTTGATGTAGTTCTTGATTTAACTTCATATTTAAAGACTTTTTCAGATGTAATTACTGAACATTTGCCATTAATAAAAATAATAGCTGTCCTTTTACCATCTATTTTACGCATTATATAATAATTCAGTGGTGGATAATATGTATTTTTATATTCATTATATTCTAAATTATAAACTCCTGGTAATATAGAAGCTATAGATAAATTGTCTCTATTTTGTTTGTTTGTACCTATTAATTTTTTTAATTCCCCCAATGAATGTATTACTGATATTTTATCTAAATATTTATCATCAATCATAATTTGAATTTCTTTTACTGCAACATTAATATTTTCTACTTTAACATTGTCGTTTAATAATTCTGCTTCAATTTCATATTCATAACCTGGAAGATCTTCAACAAAATTTTCAAATGTTTTATTTGAAAACATTTGGTCAATAATTGTTCTCAATGAATTAATAGCATTGTTTCCTATTAAACTTCTTGTAATTGTCATATCAATCTTCCATTTGATATCATCTATTGACATTAAAAATGAAGCTCTCATTTTTAATCGAACATATGAATTATCATTGAATTTGATATCTTTTGTTTGTGTTTCTTCTAATTTTAAAGAAACTTTATAAGGAACTCCAGCATTGTTATTTAAAACTGGTACATGCAATGGAGATTTTCTTATGAGAATTTCAGATGTTTTTTTTGTATCAGTAAAAAACATTTCTTTTCTTAATCTTCCTTTATTTAATTCGTCATGTTTTGAAATTGATACAGATTTTATAATTTCTTTTTTATGTTCATGTGTCTGTAAAACATTAAACATTTTTTTAAATTCTTCAAAATTTACTTTAAAAATAATTTCTAATTCTTTTGTTTTCCCTTCACTATTTCGGTAATTATTATTTGTAATAACCAATTTTGTAAGATTTTGCTCATAAGTCTTTAAATCCATTTTTAAGTATATTATATATATATTGAATTTCAAATATATTAAATATATTCACATTAGAAAATATTAGAATATATTCACATTAGAAAATATTTGAATATATTCACATTAGAAAATATTCAAAATAATTGAATATAAATATATTGAATATATATCATTTATTTTAGAATATATTCTGAAATATATTCTGAATTATATTCTGAATTATATTCTGAAATTTATTCTGAAAAAATATGATTGTAAATAATGTTGAAATTCCTGCTTCTATTGAAGATAATACAATTAAATTTAAAAAGATTACATATGTGGGTTCTAGAGGTGAAACGAGAGAATGGCAAATTAATATTAAATTGTTATTTGACGAAAAATACGTAAGAATTGATAAAAAATTATTTACTGTGGATTTAACAAATTATAAAGCAGAAATAACCGTTAGCTCGTATGTTAAAAAGGATGGTAAAGAAAACATTGATAGAATAATTACTCCTACATATGTTACTGATGGTAAAAATTTAGGAAAAAAAAATGCTACAAACTGTTTAACACAAGCTATAAAAGATGCAAATGGTATCTATAATAAACATATTAAAAAGGTAAAAATAGTTTCAGATGTTAAACAAAGAATTCTTCCAATGTTAGTTAAAAAGATGGATGATACACCATCTTCTACATTAAAATCTGAAGATTTTAAGAATGGTTTAACTCTTCAACCTAAATTAAATGGAATTCGTGCTGTCATATATTATGAAAATAATACAGTTATAATGTATTCAAGAACTGGTCATAATTTTAGTGGTAAAACACAAATAGAAGAAGAAATGAAACAAATATTTCATAAATTCAAAACTCCTTATTTTGATGGTGAATTTTATACTCATGGTTTAGATTTACCTACAATATCAGGACAAGCAAGAAAAAAAGACGATGAAAAAAGTTTATGTTATAACGTCTTTGATGTATTTTTTCCAAATAATATGGAAATGAAAAGTAGAGACAGACAAAAATATTTAGATAAAGTATTTGAAAATGAATATGAATTTATTAAAAGAGTTCCTAATCATGAAGTAAAGTCATATTCTGATATTAAAAGACTAACTAAAAAATATTTGAATGAAGGTAAAGAAGGAACTATTATAAGAAAAGATGATGGAGTATATCAACCTGGATATAATGGATATCATTCATCCTTAATTCTAAAGGTTAAACCAATCTTAGATTCAGAATTTAAAGTTATTGGATTCACTAAAGGAATCAAAGGTAAAGATAAAGGAGCAATTATTTGGATATGTGAAGTAGAAAATCCTGTAGATCCTAATGATAATACTTTTACAGTTGTTCCAAAAGGAATTGACCATAAAACTAGATATGACTTATATAATTGTCTAAGTCAAAATGAAGAAAAATTCAATAGTCATATAAAAGGAAAATATATGACTATTGAATATGCAGAAGTTTCAAATAAAACAGGAAAACCTCTACAACCCAGAGCTGTAGCTTTTAGAACATATGAAGAAGGTGTAGATGTTGTAAAGGAAATTCTTGAATGGTGTTTTGCTAGAAACGAATAATTATTCTTTTAGTATTTCTTTTAATATTTTTTTTAGTATTCTTTTAATATTTTTTAATATTTTTTTTAATATTATTCTTTTAATATTTTTTTAGTATTCTTTTAATATTTTTTTAATATTTTTTTTAATATTATTCTTTTAATATTTTTTTAGTATTCTTTTAATATTTTTTTTAATATTTCTTTTACTAAAAAAATATTAAAAATATTAAAAAGAGTAGTTTTATTCATTTTTTTCTCTTGATGATTCATATGCAATTATCAAATTGCCTAATAATTGTAAAGGATTTATTTTTTCATCTTCAGAATCACTAGAACTTGATTTTGAATCATCATTACGAATAATATTAATTAATCTTTCATCTATTTTTTCTTCAAAAATATCAATTGATATATCTTTAAATTTTCTAAGAAATGCTCTTTTTGCTCCATTATCAATAATTGGTGCAGATACTTTTAATTGTTCTATTTCACTTAATTTAGATTTTATATATTCACGTGCATCATGTCTATCTTTACGTGGCTGTGCTAATTGCCACATAATATCTTTTGATAAAAGAGAATAACTAACTTGTGTTAAATTATCATTCATTTGCATCTCGGTTAGTCTCCATGTGCTGATTAACACAGAAACAATTGTAACTAAGAAACCAGATATTACTTGTATTAACCTTGCCCACATTGGAGTTGAATCATCTAGAAATATTGCAACAACTCCAGTTGTTCCAACTATTCCGCCTAACATTCCGGAAAATATATTTAAACAATCACCTAATTGTTTTGCATTAGATGCCATATAGCTATACATCCATGCATAATTATTAGCTTGTTGCATTGTCTTTAAAGCTATAGTTTCCATTTCTGGATACCAATGTCTATTTTTACTTTTTTTGTTTTTTTTTCTTCTTTCTTCAGGTGCTGAATACTTACGAGTTGTAACTGTAAAATTATCCATAGTATTCAAATAAAATATTGTTTAAAAAAAAGGTTAATAAACAATATTTTATTTGGTTGTAATCTAACAGTCTAAATTATTGATAATATATTAATCAAATTACCATTTTATCATCTATATATTTTGTGGTGGTTCATTATTTATGAAATCGCGCCAAAAATCTTTTTTAAAATATGTAAATAATCTCCAATCTATTTGAAAATTACTCCAACAACATGCTATTAATATTCGTTTGAACAAGGCACTGTCTATGAATTTTTTAATTGCTATGCCTTCATTATTATTATCTATTTGCAATCCCATACTATGTTGTGTCATTCCATACACACCTTCATTGTCAATTAAACTATTATATATACCACTGTCCCCAAATATTACTTTTGGTATCCCAAAATGTCCATTATCATTTCTTGATGAATACATATATCGGACCCCTGATTGTGGTGTAGAATGAATACATTCATATTTATATTCAGTATCTTTTTTTGACGACACCCATTTTTTACGTGTTTCATAATTACTAACACCATATATAATACTACACCTTTTTTCATTATCAATTGCTAATAATTTTTCGATTATATTAAAATTAGAATTTGGTAAAAAGTCCCATTTACGTAAATCTAATTTATATAATATACTATCATCGCCTTTTATATGTGTATATTTTGTACACTTGGTTTTCTCCATTAAATACCAATCATACCGTGTTCCTGCATTAAATGTTTTCATACCATCTTTTGTGTCGTGTATTTCTAAATATATTAATTGGTTTGTATGTGTCATTATATCAAATAATCCTTTAAATTTAGATTTTTCTGATTCTGGTTTTCTCCATCCAGGTGGATGAACAAATAGTAAATACCCATTGTTTTTTAATATATTTATCGAATTTATAACAAATTTATTCCATAAAAGATCACCCCCTCCTCTTTTTCCAGTACATATTTGTTTATCTTGATATGGTGGATTACCGATTACTGCATCAAATGTATCAACATTAAAAACTTCTTTAATATCTAATTCTAATGTGTTACCTTCATTATAATTTAATTTGTATTCATTATATGGATCAATTAGCAATTTACAAATGTAGATATTAGTAGGATTGATATCGCTAAAATATAAACATTGCTCAACTATTGTTTTATACCTTTCTTTTTCATCTGGAATAAGTTCTCTTAATCCATTCATAAAACGGTCAATTATATCAATAATAAAGCCTCCTTTACCTGCACAGGGTTCAAATACTTTTTTAATTGTTGTCCAAAACTCAATTGGTATTTTATCTAACATTTCACATCTAAGTTTACATGGAGTGCTTACTTCAGCATTCTTTTTCTTTTCTACATCTTGAGGTATAAGATATTTATCGATTAATGTAGATAATTCTTTGGATTTATTTACATTCATTATAAATAGTTCTTTAATTAGTGTCACATTTTGCCTAAGTTCTTCATCAGACTCTAAATAATTTAAATAAATCTTCTGAATAAAATTTATAATTTCTTCAGTGTCTTCTATATCTCCCCACCATGTAACTATCTGTTTAACTAATATAATATATAATTCTACATGCATCTTAACATATTCAAACATCTCTACAATTGATATAATACTATTTCCAATTGTTAATAAACACATCAATGGTATAATATGTTTTATTATGTCCATGT